TGTAATCTAGCTAACCTGTCCTTTGCTTTAGCAATACCACCTTCAGCTTTAGCAATATCTTGAGCTGCTTTATCACCAGAGATAGGAGCTTCTTTTAGGAGTTTTTTAAAGTTATTGTTGTTTAATAAAATTACTGACATCAAAAATGTTTATTTATAAATATCAAGTAAATAAAAAATGGGGCTACTAGCCCCATTAAATTATCTTCTTTTTGATTTTGCTTTATCGTATTCTTTTTTCTGTTCTTCTAATTCTTTTTGCCATAAATCAAGATAAATACGTCTTTCCCATACAGGCATATTTTGAACGGATTCATAAGAAAATCTCATATGTTTTACCATATAGTAGATTTCTCTTTTAATACTTAAATTATAATCTGACGTTAGGCCAAAAAAAGTTGAGTCCGAGGGTAACTGGAGCTTGAAATGTACCTGTCGGTCCCTCCACTTCGGCCGACATATCTATACCTGGTTCAATTGAGTCAGAATATTCTCTGAATTTAAGGGAATCAAAAGCTGGCATCACATTAACAAATTGTTGGATGTAGTTAATATCTCTATTACCATCAACTTCTTTAATCTGAGCTTGTAGTCTATAAGTTAAAGCGTTTGAAATTTGAGATTTTGTTGCTTTCTCATATTTTTCAGACCTACTAACAATAGATTTTTCATCACCAACGGTTAAAAGTCTAAATTTAATTTTCTTTTTACATTTTGGTAATAAGAAAGAAAATTCTCCTTTTTCATCTGGTTCGACACCTTCTGGTAGTTCTTTTGTTTTTAAAGTAGATAAATCTATTTCAGTTTCAAATTCAACACCACTTGTCGGGTCAGTTAATTTAACAGGATACATTTCACCGTAACCTGTAGCACGTAACCAAATCATGATTGCGTTTCTATCACCAACTAATAATTCTTCAAAAGGTACTGGGGATTCTTTAACTTTTCTTTCCAATAAAACATCAAGAACTTTCCCACTTTTAATTAAATTGGGTGATGTTAAAATATTTTCATCCATTGCGGTCATATATTCCACTTTTACAGCACCTTGTTGTCCAGGGTATAAAAGACCTCTAGATGGCAAAGGAATAACATCGAATGGGGCTTGAAATTGAATTTCTTGTGTTTGTTGTTTTGACATTATAAAAACTTTTTTTTAAATTTATTATTCTAATTAACCTTAAAACTTATTTTTTAATAGTAAAGATTATAACCATAAATAGGTTTATTTTAATTTTTCCTTAATAAAATTTTATTATTAAATAAAATCTTCTTATATTTGTAATATGAAAATGACACAAGATAAATTAACTCGATTAACTGAAGTTCTTTCAGTACCGACTCACTCTCGTAACGAAAAACTTATGATTGAGTATTTACAAAAAGTTTTAACCCAAAAAGGTTATGAACACTATACCGATAGTCACGGTAATATTTATGTTACAAAAGGTGTTAGTAAAAACTTCCCTTGTTTTGTTGCACATACAGATACGGTTCACCCTGTTAATATGAATATGATTGTTGTTCAAACAGAAGGTGAAGATGGTGTTATTCTTACAGGTATGGACAAAGTCACCAAAAAAGCTTCAGGTATTGGTGGTGATGATAAATGTGGTGTTTATTTAGCTCTTGAAATGTTAGACACATTACCAAATGTTAAAGCAGCATTTTTTGTTTCAGAAGAAATTGGTTGTAAAGGTAGTATGTATGCCGACCCTAAGTTTTTTGAGAATATTGGTTATGTAATTCAGTATGATTCTCCAGGTGGAGCATCAATGAGTTTAACATTAATGGGTCGTTATTTATTCAACCAAAAATCACAATTCGCGGATAAAGTAACAGGTTTAATTAAAGAACATGGTATTGTTGATTGGGCATACCATCCATACACCGATGTTTGGCAAATCATGGAAAAATTTAATATTGCTTGTTTAAACTTGGCGGCTGGGTATTATCGTTATCATACAGATAATGAATATGTTATTGTTGACGATGTTCAAAACGGTTATGAACTTGGTTTAAAACTTGTTGAAGAATTGGGTGAAAACAAATACGAAAACCCAAAAGAAGATAAAAATTACAATAATTTAAGTACTTATTGGAGTGGTAGTTCTAAAACTAAAACAAAAGAAGTAAAAACACTTTTGATTGAAGATGATGAAGATGAGAACGATATTTTTAATAGTGGTGAGTATGTTTATTCAGACCGTAAAAAAGATGATTATTACAGTAGAAGTTGGAATGAGTGGGATGAGGATTATGATTGGTAAAATAAAGGGGGACTTAACGGTCCCTTTTTTGTTAATTAGGTTCTTTTAACCTAACACCGTATTCAACACCACCCTTATCAAAATAAGAGATTTCAACATTTTCAAGATGAGCGGGATAATCAGAACCAAAGATAAAATCGGACATATCTTTTGGTGTACCGTAAGCCTCTTCATCATCAAAAGAACCTAAAGCCAAACCAGTACTTTTAGCTAATGCTGACACATCTTTCCATCTACTATAATCACGATTGTCTAATAAAACCAAATAAAATTTACAAACATTAACAAAGGTTTCAAAAGACCTTGGGTTTTCCATATTAAAAACAAATTCTTCTCTAAGATAAGCATCACTGTAGTCCCAACTAGTTTTCATAACAAAAAGATTTGATTTTGCTGGTCTATTTATTGGGTTTAACGCAACCTCAAATGGTAAATCTACACCACTAAACTGATTAGATAAATCATCCAACCAATCAGATTCTCTTAGTATTTTTTTTATTAAAGGTTTCATTTAACTGACTTTCTAATTCTTCTATTCTATCTTTTAATTCTTGGATTTCTTCTTGTGCTGACTCTCTACCCTCTTCTCGACCTTCTTCACGTGCTTCTTCTTTTTCCCTATCCGCTTCTTGATAATAAACATAATCATCACAACAACCATCACAATCACAAGAATCACGACCAGATTCATAACCAGACTCACGAGCATCTTCGTAAACACGATCTACTTCATTATACAACTCATCACCAATTTCCATTAATTTATTAATATCTCTAATACCAGCATCAACTATCATATCATAAATGTTAATAGCATCAAAATTAAAATTACGTTCTATTTGAATGAAAGGTTTTTTGACAATTTTTTCGGCCTCAGAAGTATCAAAACCACGAGCCCATTCAAACTCGTCTTGTTCTTCTTTTAATATTTTACGGATAAGGTTTTTCATTTTATTATAAATATTCAGATAATTTGGATTTTACAGAATCAATTGAATCATTTATATCTTTTTCCCAAAATCTTAAAAGCGGGATGTTATTTTCTTTTGCGATTATATTTTTACGTTCATCATTTTCTTTAACAAACTTTTGAATTTCATGGATTGCCTCAGGATGAACATCGGGATTACAATGAAACCAATCACCATCAACCTCAATTAAAATATTATGTTTGGGAATATAGAAGTCGTATAGATAACCATTTAAAGGATGTTGATTAATAAATTGAATATTAAGTTCGGTTAATAAATCCTCAAACTTTTGTTCTAGTTTGGATTTTTTGTTAATTTGTTTGGTTCTTAAATATTCAACTTGATCTAATCTTCTTTGTTCGCGATTCTCAGGTTTGGACCAATACTCCAACATACCCTTATTTAATTTTTCCAAAACTTTTTTTGGTCTTTTACGACCTTTTAAAGCTTTGGATATTTTTTCAGAACGTTCTTTATTGTCAGAAATTTTTTGACCATAACCCAAACGGTCATCAACTTCTTTGGTTAGACCTTTGTTCCATATAACTAAGTCACCATTTTGGTGCATTTTTTTTTGAGTTTCGTGTGCTTTATCATTAGCTTTTTTATTATGACCCCAATTATTGTGAACCCTCGATATATGACCGTGAATATATTCTCTAAAGCCTTCATAAATACCTAAATATTTTGGTCTTTCACCACAACCACAGGCACAAGTTGGTGGTATTCCATTTAAGAAGTATTCGATATAAACATCTTCAGCTTTCATTTTATGTTTTAAACGACAATGAGCCGATAACCCCTGTGGGTTTGTTAATTCTTGATTACAAATTTTACAAATGTGTTGCATAAAAAATCCCTTTTAGCAATAAATATGCTAAAAGGGATAGTAAAGTCGACTTCGACAGAGAAATTTTAAAATACGTGGATAGCGCGGTCAAATCTTAACGTGCCGGTAATCTCAGCAATATCAGAAGATGAATAATCTAATGAACCAAAATCAACGTTTGTTAACATTGTACCTTGAAGAATCCATTTTTCAATTACAACACCTGTTGGGTCAAGTAATTCTAATTCAATATCTTTCTTATAACCTGCTGCGTAACCTTGACGACCTGTTACAGATTCAGAGTGAAGACGTACCCACTCCATTAAAGCTTGTGCCGCTGAAGGACCAATTGGGTCACGGAATGTAACGTCAATAGTATCCCAAGTAAAACGACCAATTACCCATGTTGAAGTATTTAAGAATTGAATCTCAGTTTCTTCTTGAGAAATTTTTGGTCTTGATGAAGATTTCACAAACCATTCTTGAATTCCTAATGGTGAAGGGAATCTAAGGATAAATCTATTTTGTTTTTTCGGTTCGTAAGGAATCGGCATCCTCATTAATAAATCTGCCATAATATTTTTGTTTTTTTAAGTTGTTATCTTTTATTATAAATATGCTATAATTTTATTTTTTATTTAAATCTTATTCATTAAAGTTAAAATACGTTTAACTTCTTCTTTTAAAAATTTATTTTCAGGTTTTTGAATAGATTCTTGTTTAACTTCAGGTTTTTCAGTTGGTTTTTTTTCTTTTGAACTACCTGGTGCTTTTTTCTCTACAGTTTTAGTATCAGACTTACCGCCTAATTTACCTTCTTTTTTAAGTTTATACATGTATTGGAATAATCCCATAACATCTACTATAAATTGAATAGTATTTTGTTTAAGTCCAGGTTTACGTTCAACATTATCTTCTTCTACAATATAAGATTCACCCATAGGTTTATTTATATTTCCACCACCTAAAATTCCCATTTTATTAACCATACCGCCGGCATCTTTAAAGGTTTTACCTCTAAAATTACCTTTGTATATAACTTCAATAAAAGAGTTTATAAACTTACCCATCTTCTCAACGCTTTCAGGTTTTTTTGGGTTAACGTTAAAAGTATTGGTAAAATCAGTTTTCATTATTGGATTGGCTTTAAGTTTTTGAATATACTTATCAATTACTTTATCACCCGTATTGTTCATTTTTTTAACTTTATTTCTAATAATTTCTATACGAGTTAAAAATCCTTCAAAGAATTTAAGTTTGTTTTGGTCGATCCCAGATTTTTGTTTTAAAATTTTGATTACTTCTGGGTCTTTTATAAATTTACCTTCAGAAATTAAATTGTTGTTTGACATTTCGTTTATTAATTTATTATTCTTAATCATGGATTCAGAAAGTTGTGTACACCCTACGGCGTAAGTACCACCATCTTCTCTTTTAACTTTAACTTGTCCTTTTTGTATTGAATCGTCTTCTATACTATTGGCAATAACCTCAACCGTTTTACCGGCTTTTGTTTTTACTTTTTGGCCTTTAGTAAATTTAGAACAAGGATTTTCGTTCAAATCTTCTTTTTTATCACCAAAAATTTCAGGAGAGGCCATTTTTCTATTATTATATGTAAACTTAAAGAATCCTGCTAAATCATTAAAAAGACCTTCTTTATTGTTTTTACTATCACCACCTGTTGTTGTTTTTTCTTCTTTTGGTTTATTTGCCTCAATATCTAATACAGGAGGTAAAGATGCCTCTTCAGCTTTAACAGGTTGTAGTGAATTTAATAAATCTTGTAATGTTTTTGCTCTTGATTGTTTTTGACCTTTAACTCTCATTAGTTTAACTAATGCTCCGGTGGCTAATAAACCAATACCTAAAGGAGCTAGAACACTACCAACAGCCGCTATTTTAGTTGCTAAAACAGTACCAGCTGCACTACCAGCAACTGCTTTAGTAGCTTGTTTTATTATAATTTTAGATACAAAAGATGCGGCTTTTGAAACTCCAAATAAATTTCGACCACCTTTCATGTCACCAAAAGTACTACCTTTAAATAAATCACCAACAGATTTACCAGCGTTTTCACCGCCTACCAATTGTTGTAATTTACCCACTTGGTCCATGGAATCACCCGCACCATTACCATCAAACATATGGCTAACATTTTCAGCACCAAATTTGTTAACAAAATTAGATACATCAGCACCTGTTTTCATTGGGTTATTTGGATCTATTTGATGTGCCCAATGAATGAATCCTTGAGCATCAGGTTTACCACCTGTTACTGTTTTATATATAGCCTCAGAACCCTCGGTACCTGGTTTATTTAACCAAGTTTCTAATAAACTTTTTAACCAATCGGTTTGAGCCAACCAACCTAAAGCACCTAAAGAACCACCTACGGCTGTTAAAACCAAAGGTAATTTATTAGATTTAAGACCTTTCATTCTTTCACTGTCTCTATCCTTAGCATCACCTTTTTTAGCTTGTAATTTTGCTCTTACATCGGCCGCTTCATCTTCATTTATATCTTCTACTTCATCAGTTAATAATTCTTCTTCACCATCATCCGTAACTTTTTCTTCTTCAGAATCCATTACAGAATAGGATGCAGATAAATCAACGTCTAAAAATTTCTTAACATATTCTGCTAAATCTTCAATAACAACATTTGCTGCATCTGTTGGTAAATAACCTTCTTCTTTTGGGTTTTTCTTAGTCGCTTCAATAATTGAGTCGTAAACTGCCGCAATTTCCATTACAGTTTTTAAAAACTGTTCACCTTTTTCATTATTAGGAAATTCAGGGTTTTCTTCTTTGATTTTAGTGTTTAAAACCTTAATAAGTTCATTACCTTTTTTATCTAAAATAGATTGAATTTTAGCTCCAGCTTCTTGGTCTATTTTACCTTTACCGAATATCTTACCACCGGCTTTATATCTACCTAATTTAGATAAGCCATATTTTACTTTTTCCCAAAGGCCTTCTTGTAATACTTTATGTTCTTCTTTAGAAAGGTGGTTTTCAACCAACATTCTATTACCTTTCAACATTAAATCAACATTTTCAACTAATTCATTTAAAGTATCCTGATAATCTTGGTTTAAAGCCTTATTTAAATCACTTTCAGTTAATATCATTTGACAATTATTTTTATTATAAATATCTTTAAATAAACAAAATTCATATACAAATGACAGAATTCGAAAAATTTGCTATTAAAGACCAAGGTATTGGATCTAACACCTTACACAGTTATCAAAACTTTATGTCACAAATACCTAACATACAAGGTAGTATGACTCCTTATGTTTTGGAAGAAAGGGAGATGAGAGCAACTCAGATTGATATCTTTTCACGTTTAATGATGGACCGTATCCTTTGGGTTGCAGGACCTGTTAACGATAGAATGTCAACAGTGGTACAAGCTCAATTACTTTTTTTAGACCAGCAAGATTCTAAAAAAACAATTACAATGCACATTGACTCTCCTGGTGGTTCCGTAAAGTCAGGTCTTAGTATGGTAGACGTAATGTCTTACATCAAAGCACCAATCGCAACGGTTAATACAGGTATGGCAGCATCAATGGGTTCTGTATTATTGGGTGCAGGAACAAAAGGTATGAGAAGTTCTTTAAGGTTCTCAAAAACAATGTTACATCAATCAAGTGGTGGTGCTTTGGGTAATATCCAAGATGCACGTATTACCATGAAAGAGTGGGAAAAAACTAATGAAATTCTTTTTGAACTTCTTGGTGGGTATTGTGGTAAAAACGCAAAACAAGTTGCTAAAGATGCTGAACGTGATTTGTGGTTATCAGCTGAAGAAGCTTTAAAATACGGTATTATAGACGAGGTTATCCAATCTAAAAAATAATTTTGCCTAACAAATATTTATCTATATATTTGTGTTATGGAAAATATAGGAAAAAATAATCAAGAAATTGAAGATGTATTATTATCAGAATTAAAAGATTTTAATGTTAAAATTAATATCGCTAAAGTATTCATCGTTTTACTTATGATTATAATACCTAGTGTTTTAATATTAAAAATACTTGGATTGATTAGTGGGTTGATAACTTTCTTATCTATTATTAGTCTTTTAGTTGGTTTAGTCTTTTCTTTAAGAATGTATAACCATACTAAAATATTATACAAAACACATATTTGGCTTTTAGATGGTATTTTAAATGAAAAACCTCTTAATAGATAAAAATAAAAAACCCTCATTTACTGAGGGTTTTTTATTTAATATTTAGTTTAGATTATCCACCTACTGGACCACCTGGGCCACCTAGTTTAGTACCTTTTTTAATAAAAACTTTTTCTTCTGAATTCCATTCAGGTGCGTTAGCCCCACCAAATTGAATAACTTCAGCTCCAGTATCCATCATAAGTTTGATTAAAGCCTTTTTCATTGTTTCAAAATCGGTATTGTATCTTTTGGCTAAAACATCTACATTTTTTTCACCACTTTTATTTTTAGCGTTATATCTTTTTTCAAAAATTTCCGTAGCCTTTTTTTCACTCATTGTAGTACCAATTATGTTACCAAGAAAACCTTCTTCGATTTCTTCTTCTTCTTTCATAACACCAGCTTTGTTGGTATGTTTCATACCAGCTTTTGACATGTATTTTTTAGCGTCAGCTGCTTGAGAAAGTTTTTTCTTCATTGGAGTAACTGATGGCATTCCTTCGGATTGATCTACCATATTACCTGACATTTTATTTTTAACATGTTTTTTAGCTTCAGCACCTTGAGAAGGAATCATGTTTTTAACTGGAGCTTTCTTAGATTCAATTGAAGCCTCCATTACGAAGTTCTCAACGATTCTTTCTAATTGTTCTTTGGTTACTTTATATCTAGCCATTTTTATTTTATTTTTTATATGTGTAATTTGATAGTTTATTGAATCTTGCCAACTCTTCGTTGATTAAAGATTTATTAGACGAAATATTTTCTTCCATAATTTCTTTAATTTTAGAAACTAATTCATCTTCAGTATATTCTTCTGGGTTATTTTTTACCTTTAATTGTAAAAGTTGTAGTTTAGAAGATTGTTCTTTTGATAAGTCTTCTTTTTTAGGATATTCTTTTCCAGACTTTTTAACTGTCTCTAAAGCTTCTTTAAATTTAGATTCATTCATAATTTCTTTAATTTTAGAAATTAATTCATCTTCAGAATGTTCATCTGACCTTAACTTTAAAAGTTGTAATTTAGATTTTTGTTTTTCAGATGGCTTAGGTAATTTTTCACCGTCATTATCTTTCTTTATTTTTTCTAAAGCTTTTTCAAACTTAGATTCATTCATAATTTTTTTAATTTTAGAAACTAACTCTTCTTCAGAATATTCATTTGGATTAACTTTTACTTTTAATCTTAAAGCTTGTAATTTAGACTTTTGTTCTTCAGATTGTTTAGGAAGTTTTTCACCATCATTATCTTTCTTCATTTTTTCTAAAGCTTTTTCAAACTTAGATTCTTCATTTATTATACCAGCCTTTTCTAAAGTACTTTCGATAAGTACATCAAGGTCTTTCTTTTTAACTATTTTTGACATAATTCAGTTTTATATATAAATATATGGTAAATGTTAAAAATTATTTTTTATATAAAAATTTCATGTTACCACAATCCCATATCCTATCAAAACCACGTTCTTGCATAATTTCCCATTCTGTTTTATTTGAGTCAAACCCTTCTGACACTAACTTTGATTTTCTAAAGTTAAAACGATGGTATCTTTTAATTTGGGAAGAGGGTTTAAAATACCAATAATTAGGATTGGATAGACCGGCAAACCTCATACCACATTTATGGTAAACAGTTTTTTCATGATTTAACCCAGACCATCTACAATCTGAATAAGTCATAAAAGTTTTTATATTTGTATTTTTTAAAATATAAGACAATAACTTATTAAAGCCACCCCTAACCGAGTGGTAATTTTTATTACAAAACCTAATCAACTCCCAATTAGAATCTTTTGAACCAGTTATTTTTCTTTTACCGAAAGTCATTAAAGAAACTAATTCTTCTTTATAAAAAAGACCGTATCTAATAGTATCTTTTGAATCACCCTGAAGATGATTTTCTTCTAAGAATTTAGATTTAGTACTACTTGTTATTTCTTTTACAGAACATTTTCTGGCATCAATTTTTATGTCGTTTAATTGTAGTTCATTGGAAAGTTTAGATAAAATAATTTTTTTTTGATTTAATATTTCATCCTCAAGTATTTGTATCAACTTGGTACCCACTTTTTCAGCCATTTTAGATTTATTTACATGATAGTTTTTATCTTTACCATTTAACTCACTATGATAATAAAGGCCGTTAACTTCTATACCTAAATTATAATCTGGTAGAAAAAAATCTATCTCATATGGTGAAATAATTTTTCTATTGTTTTGAATATATTTTATATTTTTTTGATTTAAAAATTCTTGAATAAATAACTGTGGTTTAGAATCTTTCTGTGATGGATGACATTTACTACATCTTGGTATGATACCACACCCTAATAAAGTACTTGTAAATTTATGATCACAAACTGAACACTCAAATTCATATGACAGTGATGTGTTACCATTTTTATTTGTCATATAATTAGAGAGTAATTTTAAATTATTGGATTCTAATTTTGGTATTAATTTTGATAAAGTTTTTTTACGAACAGTTTCCTTCTGCTTTTCAACAACCAATCCCATGTCCCGACTATTAATTGTTTTTTGATGTATATCTTTTATATGCCAAATATGATTAACACCATATTTTTCTTGTACAGTTTTTTTAATAGAGCTTAATCTTTTTTCTTTAACACTATCTTTTTCACCCCATACTAATCTACATTCGTCCGAACAAATTTCTTTGGAGTGTTTTTTCTTAACCTCAAACTCTTTATTACAAACTTTACATTCTCTAACTTCTCTAATGGTTTCATCTTTTTTTCGGCCCATTTTTGTCTTACCGTTTCTAACGTCTTCAAAATAACAATCCCTAGAACAAAATTTTTTATCTCTAAATTTAAATTCGGTTTCAAAAGGTTTATTACAACATTGACATGTTAACTCTATTTTCATGGTAAAATATTTATATAAGTTATTCCTACATATATAAATAGTTATTAAAAACAAAAAAGTCCACCGAAGTGGACTTTTTATTTATTATTTAAAGATTAAACATTATCAAAAGATGCTCCTGTAGGAGTAACATTGAACTCGATAATAATGTATTCTAAGGTAGGTATTGGTTTTAAGAATATCTTACCTCTCATTTCATTTCTGTCGATTTCTTCAGGGTCATTAGATAACTGAACTCTAAAATCAGCTAAACCTCTTTCTTTTCTAATATTATCTAAGATTGGGTTAACTAAGTTTAAGAATTGGTTTCTTACGATTTGGTCATTTTGTTCAAATAACAATCTAATACCAACCGCTGTAATTAATTTACGAGCTTGTAACAACAATCTTCTAATATTAAGTCTGTCAAGAACAGAATCTTTAACTTGTAAGTTTTTGTTACCCCAAATTACAACACCAACATCAGTGAAAGTTGCCATTGGATTAACACGTCCTTCGTAAAGAGTATCTCTATCATCTTCAGTAAGTTTGATACGAGCTTGAAGAGCGTTTGTTAAACCTCTAGTGTAACCAGCTACTGCGTACCATGGGAAAGCTACGTTATCTGTTAAAGCGATGTTACGACAAACTTCAAGAGTTGCTGGTAACCAAACGTTAACATTATTTTCAGTATCTCTTTCTTGAATCCATGGCCAATATGTGGCGGTGTAGTTAGAATCAATGTCCGCTGCGTCTAACAAATCAACTAAAGATTCTGCGTCGTTAATTGACACGGAGTTAAATCCAAAACCAACTGTATCATCAGATGTATCATAAGTTACATTCTCTGGTGAAGTTAAGATATAAACAGAGTCAGCTCTTTGTTCTTCAACCATGTCAATAGTTTCTTGAACTAAATAAGCGTTATCACCGTAATCAATACCAGGTGTTGCTAACACGTTAATGTTAACAGCCTCAGGATTAGCAAAAGTTTTAATAGCGTTAAAATAAGCGTACAAGTCAGAAGTACCGTCTTGAGGCCCAAGTTGGATAAATTGTCCGTTGGCTAAACCAGCTGTAAATCCAGCTTTACCTACACGGTATCTATCAGTATTAGTTCTAGATCTTCTGTGACAATCCCAACCATCAAAACCAAAGTAAGGTACTAATGTAAACTTTCTAGCTACCGCACTTTCATAAGTAGTACCTTGAATAGATAATACATCGGTGAAACCAAATTGACCAACAGAGAAGTTACCTGCTATTGTTGCTCCACTATCCATGTGGAAACCTTTAGTTGTTGCCGTCCAATAAGTATCGTTTTCAGTTAAACCTTTCCATTGGAACATGTCCGAATCGATTCCTTTTGTGTTACTAATACCTAAATAAACTTTTTTAAGTCTTTCATTTGTAAGGTCGTAAGAAGTTTTATAGTCAATAAAAGGCGGTATGTATAAAACATCCGTTGCTGAAGTAACAGTGTTACCAAAATAATCTCTAACAATATAACCTTCAAAACCGGCCGGGAAAGAGTCGGTAGGTGCGTTCTCATTCATAACCATCATAATAAATCTACTATTTAATGTAAATTCACCATCGGCAGTACCAATTCTTCTTGCTATGTAATTGTTAGAACTAACATCCAAATTACATTTAGGGTAACTTTCAAGTATTGAAGGGTTAGCGTCAGTATCATTCCACTGTCTAACTATTACATCAAATTGTTTGTTATCAAGGTCAATGTTTTGAATTGAAATTTTAATTTCAGTGTTAGCAGCTGTACCATCAGATATTGAAATAAATTTAAATAATTTAATTACTTCATTACCACGAAGTTCAGATACTACCCAAGGAGTTTCAGGTGTTTGATATTGTTGTTTGTAGTTTTCAATATTATCCATATAAACTAATTCTTGTTTTAAACCAAGAATATAGTCATTGTCTAATAAGTCTTGTAACATGTTAGGATAAATTTCTTCTACATAAACTCTAGTTCCTCTATCGTGACAATCTTCACCTAACACACCTGTTATGTAGTTTCTATTATTTCTATCTAAAGAAACATCGTATACCGAGACGGCTGATAAAGATATATCTGTATAAGCTGATAAACTAAATTGAGCTAAAGGATTAGTTAAAGTTGGAGTCAATCCACCAATTAAACCTGTAGCACCACCTTGGTAAGTAGACCAATATAATACATCATTTATGTAATTAGCTCTAGACCTTAAAACGGCTAAAACCATACCTTCATATTGTGTATAAGCACTAGCACTGTAAGTTACTACTGTACCCGATACTATACCACTTAAAGAAGCACCTGATATAAAAGTTATTGTTGCTGAAACACCAGTAAAATTAGTACCAACAGTCCTGTCAAAAACAATACCTTGTGGGTATGTTGTTGTTACTCCAGGAATAGAAGCGGTAGTTAAAGTTGGTCCATTAGGGAACAATCCTAAGTTGTATAAATACTGTGCATTAGCATCACTAATATTAGAATAAGATGAACCAGTAAAAGAGGCTGTAAAAGGTGTACCAACAATTAAAGTACTACCAGAAACACAGTCAATTGATGTAACAGTGATTAATAAATCTGATGTTGTGTTACCAATAGAAGAACCTGAAATTGTTAAAGTATCTCCAGTTAAATAACCTGTACCTGCTACAGAAATTGTAACTGCGGTAACAGCACTAAAAGAATCAACAGTTACGTCGAAAGAGGCTGCGGAACCACTACCACCAGTTGCTGTAATACCTGTGTAAGTACCAGGAGTACCACCACTGACACTAGTAAAAGATATTGTTAAAATTTGTCCTAAACAGTTGTAGATATTATTACTTGAAGTAACAATTGTTGAAGGATCATAATTTGCTCTTGAAACTATGGCCCAACCAGAACCGGCATCAAAGCCAGTTAAACCTAATGTTCTAGTTACAAATAACTGATTTGATTCAGTTAGATAACTTTTAGCTATGTAAGGTAATTCATACTTTGGTTTATCGTTACCAAATTTTACGGGACTCAAACCACCAAATATTGTCAAAAACTCATCATAGTTTGTGATAAAAATCGGTTCGAAAGCGGGTCCTTTAAGAGTTTCACCTGCCAAACCCAAGGTTGTTACACCTACTTGTTGTGCTACAAAGGTTAAATCTTTCTCTGAAGTAAAGACACCTGGTGATACAAATATTTTTTGTGAAGCCATTTAATTATTTTTTTTCTTTATGTTATTTTTAATATAAATATTGTCAGTTTTTTCAAAAGTTTTTTAAAGTAAAGAATAAATAAGTATTAGTATGACTAGTGTAATACTTTTGTATGACTAGTGTAATATTTATGTAATACTAACACTATGAAAAGAGATAAAAACATAAAAATAACTTCCGTAACACATGAGTTGTTAAAAACTTATTGTGAAGAAAATGGTCTTAAAATGTTTTCTTTCGTTGAAAAATTAATTCGTGAAAGTTGTAAAGAAAAACCTACCGTTACAAAATCTAAAAAAGATATATACGGTGAATAACTAGTTACCAGCTAGTAATAATTATAATTGTCCGTTTTATAAATAATATAGTATTTCAGCAGTTCCCAAAAATGTTGCTGTGTTGCTTAGTGGTGTTATACACACCCACATTTCGTCAAGTGTTCCGTTAACATTAGAACCAACCCTAATTTGATTATCATCCACTTTAATCGTTGTAAGTGCGGATGTTCCAGCTTCACCAATTAATGATGACATAATGTGTCCTGGTGATGTTATTGTTGTTGTGACAGTCCCATTATATACCGAGTATTGAAATGGTGAATTTGGTATGTCAGTCCAACTTGGGGTTGCAGATAATGTTGGGTTATATTCAATGGTCACTAAGTAATTATCATTTGAGGTGTTTAAAACACTTAAACTACTATATTGTGATGTCACTGATTTATAACTTTCTTTTAATCTATATCCAATATATGGGTATTTTGTACCTGAAGTTCCTAAAGTTGCGGTTGTTGAGTTTATAACACCAACGGTTGAATAAAGTCCATTTAATGCACCTTCTGAAGACACTTGTGAACATAACATATCAAAATATCCAGAACCAGCCCCAACTTGTCTTATTTCGTACCTTATAGGTTGATTGGGAGATGACATATAAACATTTGGTTCATTATTTGCACAATTATGTTCGGTGAAATAAATTAATTGTCCCGCTAAATCCAAGGCAAATCTCATTCTACCAACACCTAACCATTGATAATCAACCGACATTAAATTAGTGTTAGACCAATCTAAATTTATTGGGTCAAATTCATTACTGTTCCATGAGGTTGTTGATGCGGTGTAGACTGTTGTACCTGACCTCCATATCTGAAAACTAATTTCATTTGTAACTCCATTACTTTCCAAAAAATACCCATCAAAAACCGAATTGTATGGTGACCCTGTTATTGATGTAAAAGCTCCAACCCTTTTTATAATGTTTGTTTCTAATTGAAAATTTGAGAAACTTGCTTGAAATAATTGGCTTTTCCCTGGTTGATAAATTGGGTGTGTTTTACCTTGTCTAATAACCAAATCATTATTTGCAGAAGTTGACATTCTAACTCTGGCATATTCTTGATTAAAAATAGATGTTGCAGTTCCTGCTGTAACTTCATTTACTTGTAGTGGATTTTTATCATAGACGTGTTTAATGTCAACAAGATTTGTCACCGCGGCAGTTCTTAATCTTCCGAACGCGTCTAAATTTGGACTATCGGAATAAGCTATTTTGTTGTTGTATATATAAGACATATTTTAATTTAAATTATCCACCAATTATTATTTCTTGCGACAACATGAAGTGACATATAATTTATATTCATATCAACATAATTGTTACCATCTATTAACCCTGATAAAGGTGTTAATCTTATTCTATAAATACCGGCATTACCACTTTCGTCTTTAATATTAATATTATATCCATCATAACCACTTGGATTTGGTAACGAAATATCTACATTACCGTTGTAATTAACACCGTAATAATTTGTACCAATATTTAAAGTTGCTGCAGATGTTGTAATACGTGCGGTTGTATAAAATGACGGGGCCCAATAAGCGTTACCGTTAGAATCTAAAGATGTTAAAATATAACCAGCAGTAGCTCCCGACGTAACTTGTAAGGTTATAGTCTTTGTTTTTCCACTAACCTCAAATTTTTCAGTAGGGTTCGAAGTCCCAACACCTACTTTACTATCATTTCTAACAACAAAAACATCAGTGGTAACATTAGTTAGACCAGGGTCATTGTTTTGAGCCACTCTTAAACCGTATTTGGTGGAACTTGAATCGGCACCGTTAATAGTGACTTTAGTGTCTGTTAATATAGCAACGTTAGCGTTTGAATTAGGATCAGAAAATAACCAATTACCGTTATTAGTGTTGATTTGTCCAAATACATTACTACCGGCACCACCATTTGAGATAAAAAATTTATTGTTAGTAATATTTGAATTTAAATACAGATACGGGTTACCACTTTCATTAGTAAAACCAAATTGCCCACTTGGACCGTTAACCCATAGATAACTATTAACAGCTGCATCACCAGCAACAACAAAATTATCATTTCTTGTTGATAATATATTTCTATTTAAACCATCCTCAACTTTTAAACTATAAGTTGCATTAGTTGTTCCAGAACCCTTAATGTGTAAACTTGCGGTAGGTGAACCAATACCAACTCCCAATCGTTTATTAACGTTATCCCAAAATAGTTGGGTGTTAGATCCTTTACTAAGGTCTCTTGCAACATTTGTCCAAAAAGGGATGTTACCACTTGTTTGAGTACC